ATGCTGCCATCCAGGTGTTTGAAATGCCCAGTATGATTCAGGTAGCTGAGTGGCGTCATAATCTAACTCCTATACAGACTCAAGTAAAACACCTAAGAGAAGTATGCAAATACATTCAAGACAGAAGCACAGAACTAGGCGGTGCAAGTTCGCAGATCTACTACAGTGTAGAAAATAATACCTTGGGCGAAGCTGCATTGATTGTGATCAATAATATAGGCGAAGAAAACTTTCCCGGACTGTTTCTAAGTGAACCTATACGCAAGGGACACGTTCGAAAATTCCGTAAAGGATTCAATACCACACACCGTACAAAAATAACCACTTGTAGTCAGCTCAAACATATGCTAGAAACACAAAAGATGAAGATCAATAGCAAGCCTTTGATTTCTGAATTAAAAACTTTTGTAGCTCACGGAGTAGGATTTGGAGCCAAGACCGGAGAACACGATGATCTTGTGAGTGCAACATTACTGATACTGCGTATGGCCACTATTCTTAGCGACTGGGATCCTAAGATCTACGAAAAAATGACTGAAAAACTCACAGAAGATCAAATGCCAATGCCGATCTTTGTCAGTAGCGGGTTTTGATAAATATAACTATGGATGCAACAAACAATATTGCCACTGATCTATTCTACAAAATACGTAGTAGATTTTCTGGCCTAAAATTAGGCAACGACACAGGTGCTATCACTATCAATCCCGAAGAAGCAAGATTCTTTGATTTTGATTACAAAGACGGCGAAGCAGCTATTGGTCATGTAAGTATTAGCCTGGCGGAGGATAATTCTATTAAAGTTTATTTCAGTACAGGAATAACAGAAAGCATGGATACCTTACAGAAAGAAGGCTGGTATGGATTCTTAAAAGAATTACGGTTGTTTGCCAAAAGAAGATTAATGAGTTTTGATACTAGAGATATTGCCAAAGACAATCTAGATCGTAGAGACTTTGAGTTTTTAAGTCAATACAATGCACCAAAACAATCACAACCAAATACACCCCCCACCGTTGGAGAATCAATTATGAGCGAAAGCGCAATGTATGGCAGCAAGAACGTCAGCTTCCAAAAATTAATGGACACACGTTTAATCATCAAACACAGCAAGGCAGTTATGGACGACACTGCCCCTGGTAGTAGAACAAGAAACATCGGTGCATTGTTTGTGGAAAATCAAGACGGTGAAAGATTTAAATATCCTTTTATCCACCTAGCTGGTGCTCGTGCTATGCAACGTCACGTAGCCAATGGCGGATTGCCCTATGACGAACTTGGAAAAAGCATTGTTGGTATGAGTGAAGAAATTGCGCAACTAAAAAGTTTTGAAAGTTATGTTGTGCGCAATGATCTAATGAATTCAATGAACAACTCTATTGTAGAACGATCATCACAATATCTAAATGGACTAAGAGAACAAATCAAAGCACTGGCCAAGCAAGGCCATTACGAGGCATACAAAGAAAATTTCCAGGCAATGGAACCCTTAGAGATTCCACAAGACGTAGTAGAACAGTACACAGATCAATTTACAGTAAGAAATTTCAAAGAAGATATCAAATCAGTATTTCCTGTTCTATATAGAATAATGAAAGAAAACGAAATAGGCTATGACGACATAGTCGAAATGACGCAACCAGACGTAGTAGAAAACGAGGTTGCTGCAAATTACAACGATCCATTTGCTAGGTTTGAAACTTGGGCAATGGGACTAGGCGAAGCTAGTGCAATTGCTAGCGAAGATCAAGAAGAAAAATCAGCAGCAGTAAGAGAATTACAAGAATTAGTAGGACAACATTTTCCAGCAGGTGTAGATGGCACAAACGCTATCGAAAGCCTTAAAGGCATAATTGAAGATCCACAATTGTTTCAAGAAATTAAAGAACAATCAAAACAAGATCCAGACAGCTGTGTAAGAGGTCTGATAAAAGAATGGTTAGAGCAAAATGCGCCCGATACTCTAGAACAATTAGACTTCGGAGATTTTGTTCCACCAGAAGGTGAAGCGCCGGCGACTGACCAAGGGGGTGATATAACAGCGCCAGAAGCACCACAAGAGGGATCCGATGGTCCAAATAAAAGCGATGTTCCTGCTTTTATGCGAAAAGCCAAAGGTGACGATGATTGGAAAATGAGCACCAAGGATATGGATGACGAACAAACAAAATCGCCAACCAGTTCCGCTGGGCTAGCACGTAGAAAACAAGAACTAGGTATGGGGGAAGCTGATACTGAACCATCTAAAAAAGATGATGACGACAATTCTCCTCCTTGGGATGCAGATGATGAAAAGTCAAATTTTAAAAAGCCCAACAATCCTAACAGAACAGGCCGAGATAGTGCTAGAGCATTAGCACAGCGAGGCATGCAGTCTAAAATGGATGTTCAAGAGTTAGCAGAATTTGTTCATACATTTTATGATCGTGAATCAGGTACATTCCCTAAAGGCCCAGAAGGCGTTGCTATTATGGTAGGCAAGAAGTTTGGTGAACAAGCAGAAATGGTTGCTCGCAAAATGGTAGAAAGAATGGCACCACAACAGCAAGATCCGCAGATTGCAGAACTTGCTCGTATTAGAGAATTGGCAGGCTATTAAAATTTAATGCTAAACAGATCGGGCACTTAGGTGCCCTTTCTTTTGGCTAAATTGATTGTCAACGAATTCACAGGCTACCGCGTTATATATATGTAGGGGTAGAAATTCCTACTTAACCAAAAGGAAACTTTAAAATGAAATCAGCAATCGCAATCCTCGCTACCGTGTTCGCAGTATCAGCATTTGCACAAGCACCTGCCAAGAAAGAAGAAGCCAAGCCAGCAGCACCAGCTGCCGCAGCAAGTGCTCCAGCAGCACCAGCTAAGGTTGAAGCCAAGAAGGAAGAGAAAAAGCCTGCAAAAAGTGAGCCTGCTAAGAAAGAGCCAGCTAAAGCAGACGCAAAGCCAGCCGCTGCTCCAGCGAAGTAAATTTGATTTAGAAGACAGTGACCTCATAATAGACGATGAGGTCACTTATGGCCGTAATCGACGAAGCGCAGAGTTTGGCAAGTTAGTTGAAGATGACGAACTATCAGACTATGTAAAGTTTAGATTATGGCTGGCTAGACAAAGAGCAATGGCCAAATATAAAGAAGTCCATGGTTAAGCCCTGGGCTTTTTTATTGGCAAAATAAAATCAAAAATAAACAAAAAATCATTGACCTTGCTAAATAAAAAGCGCATAATAACATATGTGCATAAGGCATATAAACATTTTAGGCATAACATAGGAGGCATTTAAAATGGCAACTCTCGCAGAAATCCGTGCAAAACTTCAAGAAGCACAATCAAAGTCCACAGGACAATCCACAGGCGGTGGAGACAACGCAATTTACCCACATTGGAATATGCAAGAAGGCAAAGAAGCGGTTATCCGTTTGCTACCCGATGGCAATTCAGCCAATACGTTTTTCTGGGTAGAACGTGCAATGATCAAATTGCCGTTCGCAGGCATCAAAGGTGAAACAGATTCACGAGCCGTGCAGGTACAGGTTCCTTGTGTAGAAATGTACAACGACGGTACAGCCTGTCCGATCCTGACAGAAGTTCGTGGCTGGTTTAAAGACAAGGCTCTGGAAGAAATGGGTCGTAAGTATTGGAAGAAGCGTTCATACATCTTTCAAGGGTTTGTGGTAGAAGATCCTATTAAGGAAGATAGAATTCCAGAGAATCCTATCCGTCGATTCATTATCGGTCCACAGATTTATCAAATTATCCGTTCAGCACTGATGGATCCAGAGTTGGAAGAATTGCCAACTGACTACATGCGTGGCGTTGACTTCCGTATTGCTAAAACTAGCAAAGGTGGTTTTGCTGACTACTCTACCTCAAAGTGGAGCCGTCGTGAACGTGCAATTGCCGATGCAGACAAAGCAGCAATTGAACAGTTTGGATTACATAATCTCAGCGACTTCTTGCCCAAGAAGCCAACAGACGTCGAGCTCAAGGTCATGAAAGAAATGTTTGAAGCGTCAGTTGACGGTGAAGCATATGATATGGATCGGTGGGGTCAATACTTCAAACCAGCAGGTATGGGTCAAGCAACAGGTGATCCCAATAAAGCTGCCGCACCACGTGCCGCAGTAGCCGCTCCAGTAGCCGCAGCCGAAGAAGATGCTCCTTGGGAAGAGCCTGCTACTCCAGCAGTAAAGGCAGCAGCACCAGCAGCATCAGCAGCACCTACTGGTGAAAGTGCAAGTCGTGCGCAAGATATTCTTGCGATGATTCGTAACCGTCAAAAGTAAATCGTTGTAGACAAGAGTACGAGCCCGCGCTCGTACTCTCTTTCATTTCAGGAGAATAATAATGGCAAGAGTACAAAAAATTAATGAGAACTTCTCTCTAAGTTTTAACAGCAGAGAAGACCAAACAGGCGATACAGTAGCAGACATTGATGTTAGATTTGACAACCCCAAGGATGATTCTGTTATAATTAATAGATTAAACACTTGGCTTATAGCAATTGGTCGTACTGACATTGTTGTAAGTCCAAAGAAACTACCAAAGGGTGAATAATGGCAAAAGCATTCGATATCAGTAAATTTAGAAAGTCAATTACTAAATCTATCGACGGTTTAAGTATTGGCTTCAACGACCCAACAGACTGGGTCAGTACAAACAACTACGCATTAAACTATCTTATCAGTGGATATTTTGATCGTGGTATTCCACTAGGCAAGGTAACTGTGTTTGCGGGTGAAAGTGGTGCAGGTAAAAGTTTTATCTGTTCAGGTAATCTAGTCAAGAACGCACAAGCACAGGGCATTTATCCTATCTTGATTGATACAGAAAATGCGCTAGATGAAAAATGGTTACACGCTCTCGGAGTTGATACAAGTCCAGACAAGTTGTTAAAACTTAACATGGCCATGATTGATGACGTGGCAAAGACTATCACAGAGTTTATTGCAGAATACAAAACAATGGATGAAGCAGATCGTCCCAAGATCTTGTTTATCATAGACAGCTTAGGTATGCTGTTGACGCCTACAGACGTTAATCAGTTCCAAGCTGGTGATATGAAAGGTGATATGGGCCGTAAGCCTAAGGCATTGACAGCACTTGTTCGCAACTGTGTTAATATGTTTGGCGCCTACAACATTGGTATGGTATGTACCAATCACACCTACGCAAGTCAAGATATGTTTGATCCAGATGACAAGATCTCCGGTGGACAAGGTTTCATCTACGCAAGTTCGATCGTTGTTGCTATGCGTAAATTAAAATTGAAACTTGATGCAGACGGCAACAAGACTACAACTGTACAAGGTATTCGTGCAGCTTGTAAGATTATGAAAACTCGTTATGCAAAGCCGTTTGAAAGTGTACAGGTTGAGATTCCTTATGAAACAGGTATGAGTCCATACAGTGGATTAGTCGACTTGTTCGAAGCCAAAGGTCTGCTCAAGAAGGAAGGTAATAGTCTTGTCTACACTACCAAAGACGGTGAGATCATCAAGCAGTTCCGCAAGGCCTGGGAACGCAACGAAAAAGACGGTCTCGACATTGCAATGGCAGACATTTCTAAACACGGTGAAATTTCCACTTCTGAGATAACTACTACAGTTGAACCAGACTTGGAGGTCACTGAATGAAAGAAGATTTAATTGCAGATATTTGGACATTGGTGTTAGAACACATTCCTGAGAAACATCGTAAAGATGTGGCAGCAGATTTTGTTAATACACTAATAGATTATGGTATCAAAGAAAGCGTACTTGACGGCCTCAAAGGTGTTGACACATATCTTGATACTGCAATTGATTATGCAATTGACGGAGAAGAGATTGAGGATGAAGATAGTTACGAAGATGAGGAATAAATGAATTGGTACGATCGTGTTTCTAAAGATATCTCAAATATCCCAGATGCTGTGGCCTATTATGAAGCTGAATTAATTCATGCAAAACAAGATGTCCGTGTAGCAGGAAACATTGAAAAAGCCTCTGCACAGATGCCTGGCATTGTAGAAAATCGATTTAACCAACTTCAAGAAATTGAAGGTATTTTAGAATATCTCAATATCGAACTTCGTAGACTCCGCAGTCAACACTTTCGCAAGTATCTTGAAACCTATCAACGTCAGTTAAGCTCTAGAGACTGTGAAAAGTTTGTCGAAGGCGAAGCTGATGTTGTTGATTTCGAAAAGATTATCAATGATTTTGCCTTGCTACGCAACAAATGGTTGGGCATTATCAAGGCTCTAGACATAAAACAATGGCAGTTAAGCAATATTGTAAAACTACGTACAGCTGGCCTAGAAGACGCCAGTCTTTAAATACTGTATAATATATGCAGATAAATATCTGCATGAAAATAATATTAGTTACAGGTGGATTTGACCCCTTACACAGTGGTCATATTGAATATTTTAAAGCCGCAAAACAATTAGGCAATCTTTTGATTGTAGGCATTAACAGCGATGCTTGGCTCACACGTAAAAAAGGCAGAGCATTTATGCCTGCCGCTGAACGCAAAGCTATTATTGAAAACTTACATCAAGTACACAAAGTAATAGAGTTTACCGACAATGATGATAGTGCTATAGATGCTATTAGACAAGTACAGGAACTTTTTCCTAGAGATAAAATAGTATTTGCTAACGGCGGTGACAGAACCAAAGATAACATTCCTGAAATGGTCTTTGAAGATGTAGAGTTTGTGTTCGGAGTCGGCGGAGAGAACAAAGCCAATAGTAGTTCTTGGATACTTAATGAATGGCGAGCACCCAAGACAGGCCGGTCTTGGGGATACTATCGAGTGTTGCATGAAGTTAACAATCATGTCAAACTCAAAGAACTCACGGTCAATCCCAAGACCTGCCTCAGTATGCAACGTCATCAAGACCGTGCAGAACATTGGTTTGTGGCCGAAGGCACCGCCACAGTCTATACTATAGATCGCAGCTCAGACATGGATCTGTTAGGCGAATATACACAACATCAACACATACATATTAATACAACTCAATGGCATAAGTTATGCAATGAGACAGATCAACCCTTGCGAGTTATTGAAATTCAATATGGTGAAAATTGTGTAGAAGAGGACATAGAAAGAAAATGATTAATATTTTTATCGGTTACGATCATCGAGAAGCTATCGCATATCATGTATGCGCTAACAGTATAATCAGGCATTCTAGTAAACCAATTTCGATTACACCACTTGCATTAAAAAACATGCAAGATTATCAAGAAACGCATACCGACGGTAGTAATCAGTTTATCTACAGTCGTTTCCTTGTTCCACATCTAATGGAATATAAAGGTTGGGCAATCTTTATGGATGGCGATATGTTGGTCCGTGACGATATTGAAAAATTATGGGCTCTTAGAGACGACAGTAAAGCAGTAATGGTAGTTAAACACGATTACAAAACCAAGATGACAGAAAAGTACCTTGGCGCTAAAAACGAAAACTATCCTCGAAAGAATTGGTCAAGTGTTATTCTTTGGAATTGTGGTCATGCTGCAAATAAAGTAGTAACACCTGAATTTATTGAAACTGCTACAGGCGCCCAACTTCATAGATTTACTTGGCTTGCTGATGAGTTAGTTGGGGAATTGCCTAAGGTATGGAACTGGCTACCCGATGAATTTGGCGCGAACCAAGATGCAAAATTATTGCACTATACACTAGGAACACCTAGCTTCCACGACTTTGCTACTACTCCAATGGGAGATGAATGGCACCGTGAACGCATTTATACCGATTACTGTCTACAGCGCAATCTATGATTTTTCTAAGTAAAGACGGAGAGGACGAGTACATTAATTTGTTTGCCCTGGGATGCAAGACTGCACCAATATCAACAGAAGATTTTGTTTACGCAGATTCTCAAGATCCAATTATCCTAAGAGGAATCCTTAAACATAAAATAATGAAACGTTGCTGGAAAGACGGGCGTACATTTTATTATATGGACACAGGGTATTTTGGCAATGAAAGAACTGCATCCAATCCCAACGGATGGAAACTGTGGCATCGCATAGTAAAAAATGATCTGCAACATAGTGAGATTATTTCGAGGCCCGACGATCGTTTTAAAAAATTTAATAAAACTTTTCTCCCCTGGAAAAAAGATGGAAGAAAA